GCCGCCGTGCCGACGCCGACGTTGCCGTCCGGCGCCAGCAGCAGCTCGCCGGTGCGCGTGTCGCCCGGCAGGTCCGTCCCCGCCAGCGCCGCGACGTCGACCGGCACGAACCACACCAGGCCCAGGTCGAACGTCGCGTTGAGCGTCGCTCCGGGAGACGCCTGCGTGTCGCAGCCCCAGGCGTCCGAGGTCAGCCAGGTGTCGAGCGAAGAACTGCGCACCGACGAGCCGGCGTTGGCCGTCCAGGTGATCTTCAGTTCGGTCGCGGACGTGGTCCCCCAGGTGCCGCCAGACACCGTGTCGAAGCGCACCGGCGCGAACACCTCGGTCCAGGTGTCCGCGACCAGGGTGAACTTGTGCAGGAAGTACCGGTCGGCGGTGTTGTCCACCTTCACGGTGTAGTCGCCGGCCAGCGACGCCCTGACCCAGAACGCCAGCGTGGACTTCAGCGGCCAGAAGCGCACCCGCTCCAGGCCCGACATGCGGTACTCGATGCCCGAGTACGCCGACGCGCCGACCGCCGCCGCAGTCGTCGTCTTGTGCCGCAGGCCCCAGCGCTGCACGCTCACGCCCGAGGCGTCCACCTGGCTCGCCTCCTCGGTCCAGCCCGGCGACCCGCCCGACACCGCGAAGAACTTGCCCGCCGTCGCGGTCCCGTTGGCCACGGCCGCGAACGTCGTGCCGTTGTCCCAGAACTCGAAGTTGCCGTTGATCACGCCGTTGTCGCGGAAGTTCGACTTCCACGGGTTGGTCGTGGTCGCCCCCAGCAACGCCTCGACCGACACGAACGCGGCGTCGCTGGCGGTGTGCTCCGCGTTCAGTTCCGCCGCCGTGACCTGCTGGCCGTCGGTGAAGCTCGCCGGAGCCGTGTAGTAGGTGCTCATGCCGTTTGGTCCCGCCTCAGGGGTGTCAGTTCGTAGGTCACGCCGACCAGTTTGTGCGGCTCCTCGGTCGCCGAGTTGCTCGCGACGAACAGGCCGATGCTCGACCCGGCGCCTTCGATGTAAATGCTGCCGCGCGGCACCTGCGACCCGCCCAGCACGGCGGTGCCCAGCACGCCCGCGCCGAGCACCCATCCCGCGCCGCCTTCGATCGTCATCGTCTTCGCCGGGTGGCGCGCCTTGTCAGCCGCGCCCCAGTCGAAAATCGGCGTGATCTCCAGCACGGCGCCCGGCGCGGCCTCCACCTGCAGAAACGCGCGCACGAAGCGTTTTGCCGTGTAGGCGTCCAGCCCCAGCGCGGTCTGGTGGTCGAACACGGTGCGCAGGAACGCCGGCACCGCCGCGCCGTCGAAACTGTGCCCGCTGTCCAGGCGGTACACGAAGCCGTTGTCGCTGCCGAAGTGCAGCAGCTCGTCGCCCGCCGAGTCCTCGCCCGACGAGACGCACTCGACTTTGTGCGTGTAACGCAGGCTGGTGATTCCCGTCACCGCCCCGGCGCCCGCCCCCAGGGTGCCGCCGATGCCGACGGCCACCCCCGTCTTGTCCGTAAAGAACAGCCGGTACAGGTTCGCCGTTCGCGACACCAGCGCGGCGGTCGCGGTGGGCAGCTTGGGCACCAGCAGGTCGTTGACTTGCTGGGACGCGGTGTCGCGCGCCCACACCCCCGTCACGTCGGTCGGGCTGTACACCACCAGGCCGACGTTGTCCGCGAACACCGGCACCCCGGCGTCGGCCAGCGTGTTCGCCAGCGCGCCGAGGTTGTTCGAGTAGTCCAGCAGCGCCGAGTCCGCCAGGCCCGGGCTGCCCACCAGGATCTTCAGCAGGTTGCGCGACGCCACCAGCAGGCTGTCGTCGCGCAGCACCGAAAAACCGGTGATCTCGTCCCCCACCCCGAACTCCCCGGCGCCGGTGACGGGCGCGAACGTCGTCGGGGCGCCCACGGAACTGTTCTGCACGCTGCCGCCCGAGAACGACAAGTACAGCGCGCGCCGCCGCGCGGCCAGGTGCGTGGGCTTGTCGACCGTCATCGCGGACGTGATGAACGCCAGCGTGGTGCCGTCGAACTCGAACGCCTTGGACACGCCGTCCACGCCGTACATTTTCAGCGTCCCCGCGTGAGCCCCGAAATTGTGGTTGACGAACTCGAACGACCCGCCCGCCCCGAACAGCGGCGTGTCCTGCCACGTCCAGCCGTCCAGCGAGGCGTTGTGCATGCACGCCGCGAGCTTCGCGACGCCGTCGGCGTCGCCCACCGTCACCGGCCCTGTGATCGTCACGGACTCGTTGTCCTGGAAGTCCCCCGCCGTCGCGCTGTCGATCACGAAATGCCCGGCGGCGTTGTTGCCGGCCCAGCTGCCGGACGCCAGATGCACCCCGACCACCGTCGCGGTGTCCGTGCTCGTCGCCCCCGTCAGCGTGGCGCCGACCGCCGGTTCGTTCTGCCCGGCGTCGTAGGACAGCACCATGTGGTCGCGGAACGCCCGCAACGTCGCCGAGTACGTCCACACGCCCAGCACCGCCCCGGCCCCCGGCACCGCCGCCACGATGCCGCGCATGCCGTCGCGCGCGGCGGTGACCGCCGCCGTGTGCGCGGCCCCGGAGAGCTGCGCGGTGTCCGTGTTCGCCGTCGCCACCGCGTAGGTGGTCGTCCCCGCCTGGTTGCGCAGGTTCTCGCCGGAAACGAACGACCCGGAAATCACCGCCAGCGTGAACGTCCCCGCGGCCGTGCCGCTCCACGTCCCGGACGCCAGCCCCACCGTGGTCACCAGACCGCGCGCCCCGGACGTCTGTCCGTGCAGCACCGTGGTCCCCGCCGTCGGCGCGTTGGTCCCCGTGCCGTAGGCCAGGAAGGCGTAGGCTGCCGCCGAAGGCACCGGACGCCCGTCGTCGCGCTCGTAGCCGCGTTCGCGCTCGTAGCCGAACCCCTCCCGCCCCGGAACGTAGTTCTGCGAGTTCAGCAGCCGCCCCGGCGGCACCGACAGCGGCGGGGTGACGCGGTCCTCGCCGCCGCCCAGCGGGAACGACGAGATCAGCGTCATGCCAGCGGGTTGCCCCAGCCGATGTCGAAATCGTCGGTCTGCGACTCGATCAGGCTCAGCATCAGCCGCCGCCGTTCGGCCACGGCCTGGCGGACTTTGTTCTCCGCGCCCCGGTCGAGAGCCCATTTCTCCACGGCGTCCCACACCAGCACGTCGTGGTGCTGCGCCGGCATGCCGGGCGTGTCGGCGTCGACCGCGAGCGCCGCCGGCGCGATCTTGAACCGCACGTGCACGGTGTACACGTCGTCAGGCACCGGCCAGAGCCACAGCGCCTGGTCGCGCTCGCGCACCGTCACCTCCGTCGGCTGCCCGGTCTCGGTCGGCACGTCCTCGCCGTGGGCTGCGACGAACTGGCCCTCCTCCGAATACGGCACCAGACAGTCGCGCTGCGTGCCGAACGAATACCTGAACACCCGCTCCCAGCCGTCCAGCGTCAGCACGTCCGCCACCTGCGCGCCGATCGCGGTCGGCGTGTACACCGACGTGTTGGGCGTCGTCGCGAACGTCGCCTTGCGCTGCATCCAGCGCCAGTCCCGGCGCACGTTCTGCAGCGTGGTCCAGGCGTCCGCCACCCACTCCGCGATCATCCGCGTCTCCTGCGGCGTCGTGTCCGTCACGGACACCGGGCCGCCCCCCGGGATCGGGCAGTTCCTGGCGGCTTTCTGAGCGAGCTGCAGGAACGTCGCCATGTCAGGCGTTCGCTCCGGCGGCCAGTTCCGGGAAGTGCCTCATCGACTCGGGATGGATGCTCACGGCGTACTTCTTGCGGTATTTTATCTCTGTCGTGGTTCTCCCGTCCGCTCCTTCGGTGTCGATGAAAACCGGCATCTCCGGGTCCATCAAAGGGCCGGTCACCATCTTTTTCGGGAGCGTCAGCCATCCCGGCCGCGACGTGTCGATCCACATGCTGTTGCCGTTGACATTGAGGTGCAGCGGCTTCCCCATCTCGTTCGGGTCCGCCGGGCTCACCGTCACCCGCACCAGTTCGTCGGCGTGCGGGTCGGGCCTGCCCCGGGCCTGCTCGGCGGCGGCGCGCACGCGCACCTCTTCGACGCTCATCGCGGCCATCTGCTGCTGGAGCAAGGCGATCAGCCGCTCTTTGCCCATCAGCGCCAGGTCCGCGTCGTGCACCGCGTCGGGCGCGGCCAGTGCGGACAGTCGCGCTAGCACTTCCGCGCGCAGATCGGCGGTCGTGGCCAGCTTGGCCACGCCGTCCATGCCCTCGCCCTTCAGCCACTGGCGCAGCACCGGGTCGCTCGCCCGGTCGTAGTTCGCGATGTCGATCTGCGCCGCTTTGATCGGCGCTCCGTTGCTTTCCGTCGTCATGTCGCGACCGGGGCCGGTTGCCCGGCCCCGCCTCCGTTACGGGCCGGCCGCGGGCAGCCGGCCGTTGTGGGACTTGAACGTGCTCGTCACGTTTGTTGCGTCGAACGCCGTGGTGCCCAACGTGAACGTCGCGGTGCTGGCGAGAACGACTTTCACGGA